TGGTGCAGGTAAAGGTGTTAATGCCCTTGCTGATATAGGCTCATCAATTGTAGGATTCTTTACTGGACAAAAGAGTCCGGTTGAACAAGCCATTGAGGTAGGTGAAAAAGCCGATACTATTCAGGCTGGTGCAGACGCATTCTCAGCATTTGCTGATGTATTCCAAAGAATGTCTACAATGGGTGAAATGTCATTTGGAGATATGGACGAAGCAATTGAAGATTTGGATCAATATGCAAGGACATTAGAAACTATTTTACAAGGTGGTACATTAACAGATGGACGTAACTTTAAGACTGATGGATTAGCTAATCTAACTGAAGATGTAGATAAAGCAGTAGCTAATATCAATAGAGTTCGTGGTGCATTGCAATTACAGCAAGGTGATAGTGCTGTTGTACAAGGCGCTGATAATGAACAAGGTGACAAAGTTGTTAATCTATCTGCTGAAAATATTGAGCTTAGATTGCCAGAAAATGCTCAACCACAATCAAACAATGTCGTAGCCGCAGACAATAGATCAACATCATCTAACGTAACTACGAACGTCAATATGAGCCCTCAAAACCGTACATCATCTACGGTAGCAGGACCTTACGGATAAAAAAAGGGGACCCGAAGGTCCCCAAAAAAGTCGCCGTTTTGTCCGCGCGCTTTTCAAGATATCTATTTCAATACCCGCTGCGCTTTTGAAGACTTACCCGGTCTTTTTATTGTTTATACATCATAGTTCATCATAGTATTTGAACAACAATCTGATCTTAGCCTTGTTGTGCAAGTTTGTCGAAGTAAGACAATGTGTCTTCTTCGCCCTCGTCACTAGAATTAAACGGAGTACTATCAGCCGTAGCCATTGCTGGCTGCTCTACCACAGGGGCTGTTTCCATCATTGGGGCAGCATCCATAGACACATGACCTGCGTCAACGCCTAGTACCTTATTCAACTTAGCTTTGAGCTCGTCGTAAGACTTATAGTTTTTAGGATCAGTGAAGTCTGCTAGTGAATATAGTTTATCGTATACTCCTTCTAGTTGACCTTCATCACCATTATATAGTGGAGCTGCAGTAGCGAACTCTGATTTATCATAGTTCACCCAACCTTCAACCTTTCTAATCTTAAGTTTGAAGTCAGCACCCTCCCAAAAATCATAAGGATTTACTGGTTGTTCATCTGCAAATTGTGGTTGCATTACATCCATGATTTTATCAAAGATCTTTTTACCAAATTTGTATAGGAATACCTTTCCTTCGTTTTGTGGGTTAGCAGGGTCAGACACTACCAAGATGTTTGACGCATAGTGCAAACGTCTCTTTCTTTCCCTTGCAATAGCTTTATCTTCATCTCTTCCGGAGTTCCACAATACAGAGTTCATCTCTGATACTGGGTCATCCTGACCGATTGTAGTTAAGCTATTTTCGATATACCATAGACCAGTAGGACCCTTGAATCCATGATCCCAGTACCTTACCCATGGAAGATCTTCGCCTTCTTTAGCGGGTAGGAACCTGATCACGGCATAACCGTTTCCTGCTTTGTCCCTGGTTGGTTTCCAAAACCTGTCATCGTCGTAAGACTTTGTTTCAGTTTTAGTAGATACAGCTTCTGCTGCTTTTACGAGTTTGTCGATTGACGAGCCTCGCGAGCTCTTTAGATTTGCAAATGACATTATATTTCTCCTTTGTATTGCATTGTATTTACTGAATTATCCACGTTATACATTATATTATAACACACTTTCATGCGTTTGTAAACCTATTTTGTAATAAAGTTAAACACTTATTACGATTAAAGTTTACGAAGGGTTCATATTTCTCTATGAGTCTTTTCATGTCAGGCCATATAATGGTATCTGATATGTTTTTTGACTCACGAGAAATGAACCCAAATATAGAATTAAGAATAACAACAGTCTCTAAACTAATTTCTTCTTGCATCCATAACTTGATAACCAATGGATGCTGACCATCACAACTTTCAAACAGTTTGTTAAAGTCAGCGCCACATAAGTGATCATCTAGTTTATTTATATCTACTGAAAACACTCGATGGATACTTTCTTTAATTCTTTTGTATCGCGCGTAATGTTCTTCAGCATCATTGTCCATCATATCACCTATATATGTTTCGGTGTTAATGAACTGTGACACGTAAAAATCTTTTAGTTCACCATTATACTTCTTTGCCAACTTAGCGAAAAAGTATTTGTCTTTCCGTTTAAAGAAAGAGTTTGGAGTCACATTAGATTTAAAATTGTATTTAACTGCATCGTAGCTGGTTTCAAAATGAAGCTTTAATGCATTATACAGTTGATAGGACTCAAATGGATCAGAGCTCATATCATTCCACCATGGTAATACATCATTGCAAGTGTTATCATAGTACCACACAATAACATCCATAGCATAAGCTTAAATAATCCTTCTACGATAGCTGTCAAAAGTTTTATCATATAGGTAACTTATTTCCTTTCTTTCCTCTAATTAAATTAAGTCGTACTGCCTCTGCTTCCATTTTATCTTTTAGTGAGTCTGTCAATAGCTTTTTAAGATTGCTATAATCCATACCTCTTTTCTCGATAACATATGTAGCAGCATCAATATAAGACATATTTCCCTTTGCAACTAATTGTTCTACGGCAGTTGAAAACCGTTTACGTGTCATAATCTTTTGATCTATATCAATATTCATAGTGTCCTAAGTAATATACAATCGGCATTAACTCTACCATTTGGAACACCTACTTTAGTAGTTAAAGTATCCCATACTTGTTTGTCGATTTGTTTAATTGTTTTACTTAAGATTAGTGGAAGTATATCATCTGGTTTTCTTAGAGTGCAAACTCTACTTGTTTTTTCACAGACATTTTTGATGGTAGTACCGCTGACCTCAAACCCTTTGGTTGAATTTGTATTATACTGAGTAAGCTTTCTTGTCTTAGTATTATACATGTATAAAACCTCTTTGCCAGGGATCATGACAGGATTGATAGACATTAACTTAGCATCAATGTCTTCTACCTTGTACTTAAGGTTCTTTACTTGAACATCAGAAGCTTTAGGCTTCTTGACCCTTGGAACTCTTGCAGCTTTATTAGCCGCTTTTAATTTATCTAAATCTTCGAATACAGTCTCCATGAGTACCATCATCTTTTTAAGATCAGACTTTTTAACATGAGAAAACGCTTCTACTGCTTGATCACATGTTTTATTATACGCGTCTTGTACAGGAGTATACTCATCCATGACCATATCTCTAAACATATTTAGAGTTGTACCTTTTAGACCGTAATGTTTAAATAATTTATAGGCATCAAACTTTTGTTTGAAATCACCTTCCATCCAACCGTCGACAACAGTATCCCAGTCATCCATAATTGTATCAAGTATTTTTGCCTTTTGTCTTTGTTGAATTGTAACAACAGGTTTAGCTGCTACTTTCTCTTGAATTTCTTCTACAACTTCTTTTGCTGTTTCGTAAAGATCATCCAATACAGATTTATATTTAGCTAATTCTTCTTCGTTATATTCAAAGCCTCTATAATGAATCTTTGCCGCTTTGCCTAACTTTTGAGTTAGCTCCCAATCTTTTAATTTTTTAAGAGCCTTGATTTTATCTTTATCATAGCCGAAAACATCTTCAGCAAATTGCAAAACTGTAGGGGTATAGTCTTTGGCTTTGTAAAAATAATTATACCAGTGTGCAGCCTTTGACCATTTAACCATTCTGTCATCGCTATCTTTTGTTTCACCTGGTTGAAATATAGGTTCAGGTCCCATATACTTATCGTCAATGGTGACTCTGTTTTTCCTCATATTTGTTCTTACTTTATTTTCTGCCATAATTTACTCCTTAATAATATACCCAATATTATAACACACTTTTTTGCATTTGTAAACAGGCAGGACACACTTTTTTTCAATTGATAAGGAGTAGATAAAAGTGTGCCCCGCCATAAACTTAATCGATCTCAACCCTTTCGTAATTCTTGATACCAAGGACATAGTTTTCTGCTGCGCTTTCTGCATAAGTTTCACTATGATCTTCATACCATTCAATGCCGAGCGATTCTCCATCGATATACATGCGTATGCCGTAAGCTGGATTGCCACCAAACTTCCTTAGAACTTCGGCTTTACGATTACTAAACTTAGCATCTCCGCTAAATTCGGTGAGCAACATGTAATCGTTCATGTGTTATCTCCGTCTTTATATTTTACTTTATCCTTATCGAACAAAGATTTATCCTTATCGAACAAAGATTGACCTTTTGAATTTGCTACAGCTTCTGCTGATCCGATTGCGAAAAAGCCTGCAAATGCTAATAGTACAAATCCTCCAATAAAACTAATTTCAGTTTCCATAATTATTTTCCTATATGTTCCACGTCTTTGCGTGGGATGACTTGATATGCACCTTTGTTATACGCGGGTGCGACTGTAAAGTTCTTGG